CCAGCGAACGCGATCATCTATCTTAATGCGGTCCAAAATTATACAATTACACAGATTCAATATATAGTTATGGCTACATTTCTACTCTCTTTACAATACATTGGCGGACAAAGAGTAGTGAGACATGATATAGAGGCATTATTTGCTATTTTTAGTAGTCGTCCTCCTATAAATAATATTGGCCAAGTACCTGCCGCTGCTGCTGGTCCAGAAGCGGCGCAGTTAGCGCTACAACAAGGCATTCAAGCAGCAGCAGGAGGAGCAGCAGGAGCAGCAGCAGCAGGAGCAGCAGCACCAGCACTACCCGTACCTCCTCAACCAGGCGTTGGTAGATTAGATAGACAAGGTTTAATAGATGCGGGCAACTTACTTAAAGAAGGAATCACTTTTGCGTTTGTGCGTGGATTTCGTTTTACGCGCGAGAATATCGCCAATGTTTTTACTATTTATGCCGCGCGCGGACCTGCCGGTCAAGGAGGATTTGTTAATATAAATGCTTTCTTGCAGACAGTTTCAAACTGGGGTGGGCAGTTAATCGAAGCTCGAGCAAATTTTCTTCAGCCGGGTAATCCTAATACAGAAATAAATCAACTTATTAGTGCGCTGATGGGAATAACTATAGATGACGATACGACACCGGAAGAATTAGGACTTAAAATATATACATTTTCTGAAAATATTAAAAATGAAATGTTGGCTATACTTAGAGCTCAACTTACCATTAGATTTGCTGCTCGTGTTCAACGTGAATGGCTATTTTTAAGTCAGGATTGTGTAACTTCGTTGAGGCAGAGTTTTGTGAGTGGTAATATTGCTGGTGGAGGTGGTTTAAATACGGGACGTTTTTCTCAATTTTGTCAAGTGATGCCATTGTTTAGTTCAAGATTAACAGCAGAGACACTTATGCGGCTATCACCGCCCGAGGGTCCTATATCTGATTCACTACAAGCATTAGCGGGTATGGGTTCTGAATCACTGGAGCAAATGGATATTGTAATACTTACTCCAGACTCAATAGCTAACGCATATTTGACGAGTGCAAAAATGATATTCCAAGCCTTCGGACAAATGATTGGTAGGGGATTGAATGGAATGGCGGTTGGTGCCGGGTCACAGGATGGACCAGGAGTTCCTGCGCAGGAGGTATTTGCAAGAATGCAAGCCCTATCCCGATTGGAAAATCGTGAAGATATTATGGCAGGAGTTACTGATTACTTACAATCACAAATTGGCGTTGGTGATATACCACTAACTCAAGTTCAATGCGATGAAATTATTAGAAGTTTGGGACCTTTTGTCGAGAGAATTGATACAAATACACTCTTTCGATATATAGTAAATCTAAATCCAGAGGAGGCAGTTCCAACAACTTTATTAGAGATTGTTAATCGTTTTCTTGCGGAGGAGGTTAGTGATCCTTTGATAAGATATAAAAATAAGGCGAGAACCGCGTTAATATCCGGTGTAAATAGACATACAGCTTCTTTATGTGATTTGACTAGTAGATCTACTGCGTATGTTTGCGTTAGAGCAAATACTGCGGGAAACAGGGTTTCGACGTTTGTAAGGGGGTGTATACACAGAATTAAAAATGTCTTTGGGGCGGCGCCTCTTGCTCCGGCTGCTTTTGCTGCTGATGCGGAGGCGGCGGCGGCTGCTCCGGAAGCGTTGGCTCGTCTTGATTTTCATGTGGGAGTCGGTGTTCGTCCTGCTGCTGAGGCTCGTGCTGCTGAACAAGCCGCAGATGCCGTAATCGATGTTCGTGATAATCCCTTTGCTCTTGTTGAGGTTATGAACCGAGCTTTAGACGTGGTTGCTCCTCCGATTGTACAGGTAGACAGTATGGGAGATCCGAGGGAGGAGGAGGGGCATGACGGTGGCAAATCCCGTTCTCGCAAACGTTCTGCTTCTAAACGCACCCGCCGCACTTCCGCCGCCAAAAAACAAAAATCCAAGAAAAATAAACGACAATCTCGTCGTAAAGTGCGTCGTTCTTCTTCACGCAACGGTCGTAAGTAAAAAATTGGATGCTTGGCTCCGCTCCGCTCCGGTGATGATTTTTCCATTCCCAGAAAAAATTGATGCTCCGCTCCGCTCGGCTCCGCTCGGCTCCGCTCATTTTTTCTCCAGAAAAAATTGATGCTCCCGCGTCATTTTTTCACCCAGAAAAAATTGAAATACTTTATTTGATTTCATCCGAAAGGTAGCGTCAGCAACCCTCTACTCTACGATGAAATCAAACAGCAACAGCAACCGCAACAATACCAAGAAGACTCCCGACACAGTGGCAATGGAACACCACCATCAAATCAGCAAAGAATATCAAGGCAACGACGTTGTTCAGCAATGGAAATACCTTCCTCTTCCTCTTCCTTCTTCTCCTACGGTTCTCGCCGCGTGCGACCCCCGCGACATCATCGCGCAATATTACGAACTGGAACAAGGACACTGTCCTACAAGAACCGGTCGCGCCAATTTCAAGCACATTGAGACCGCGCTTCCGCGCCACTACGCAATCATCGCCGCGTCTCGCCAGCCCCGCCAATTCTATTCTCTAACACAATCACAATTACAGCACTCGGTGTCCCCCCAGATCCAAGACCGTATCCAGTCCAAATCCCGCGCGCGCATCCATACCCTTGGCGACATCACGCCTTTTACCAGCATCACCATGCGTCAACGAGGGGTCATCATCGCGCATTCGGGGCTCGCCCACCTTCTCGTGAAGAAACTCGCCGGTGTGTTCGGTGCCAAACCTCACACACGTCGCGTCACACTGAAACACGCCGACATCATCGCCTCGTTCATTTCATCCGCGCTCGCGTGCGAATACCTCGTCGGCAACCGGTATTATCGCAACCTACCCACGATACTCGCCGCCGAGAGAAATGTCGTGGGCGGTGCGGAAAATTCAAGATACAGCACCAGTCTCACAGCAGAAGAATCAAGCCCCGCGAAAATCCAAGAAACCGAAGAAGCGCTTCAGGCACTCTACGACGCCAACATCGACAGGCTTGAATCGTGCGCCGACCAGTACCAGCGCGGGGTTGTATCTCTCGAAACACTCCGAACAGACCCCGAGTTTGTCCAGATGATGTCGCACTTCTGGAAACTCAATTTCCAAACAATGAAATGGCGGTCTATCTCCGAAACTCGCCTGACAGCAGCACGTGCCAACAGGTCCGTATCATTTTCGCACGACAAGGAAACCGCCGAACGAATTTTCGCGTGTAGTCAAATCTTCAAAAGCCAGTCTCGCTTCGCTCGTCTCTGCCAGTATCGCATCGCCCATCTCTTCGACAACGGAAATTTCAATTACGCGTCTCTATTGAAGACGGCCAAGTCGTCGCAGTTGCGTTTGTGTAACGACGGAATGTTGGCCGCGTTGCTCGCTTTTGCGGCGATTGAACCCCAGATGGTCACAGACGATATGGTGCCGAAATTGGGTCTCACCTACTTTACGGCGAATGTCTCTAGCGCGGCAAATCACATTCAGAGTCGCGACCCTATTTTCGGGGAACTTCTCGCCAAGCACCGCCAGCACATTCCACGTACCAACAAATTATACACCAATAAGTCTGGTCTTGGAGACAGCGGTGGAATCTGGCGTGACAGTTCGTGTGCGTCCGCGAAAATCACCTACGTTCCAGTTCAAGATACACTGGAATCCATCCGAACAGGTAGGCCTTGCTGGCCTGAAAAGAAGGAGCAGTCGCAGCAGCAGCAGCACTCGAAGTCGCAGAAGTAGTCGAAGAATGATAAGTAAGTAGCGCAAGCGCAAGCGCGTGTGTATGTGTGTGTGTGTGTGTGTGTGTGCTACACAATAAAATTGAATTGCTTTTTTTATTATATCCATATAACAGCACAGCTGACGAAACAACTAGACTACAACCAACTACCGACCGACCACCAATGGCAGCAGCAACAATCAATCGCTACGACCTTGAACAAAATGGAATGAACGAATACGAGAGGCGCACAACAGAATGGAATCAAAGCGATCAAGTACAAGAGATGCGCGATCGACGACACGCAGCAATCAATAATACGTCCGGCTACCATACCGGCGACCGCGTACACCACCTACGGGTGATTCAAATGTGCGACCCAGTCCTATGGAATGAGCTTTTCGGACGCGAAATCCTGAACCCATCACTCCGTGAATACGCCCAAGCCTCAATGAACTGGGCCAACGATGACACACAGACACTTCTTTTCGCAGGACAAATGGACGTTTCGCTTTTGATGCAGGAGAATTATCGCCCTGGCGTCCATCTTGCCATCTTCTTCATTTACCTTGGCCCGCATCGTCATTTCCACGATGCTCACATGATCCAAATGGAGTTTGGTGAATGGAGTCATACTCACCAAACCGTGGTTCGGTTGTTTGACGTATCCAACCGCGCAATTGTCCAACAAGCGAGCGAATACCACATGCTCGGATATCTGGCGGATGATGATGAAGCACTCGATCTGCTCCACAGTTGTTTCCTTCAGCCAGATTTCGCACCGATGCGGTTTGTGTTTGTTGAACCCAACGCCGATGACGACTATGACGAGGGCGACGAATACGGCTATTACATCGTGAATGAGAACGCGGGCAACGACCATAGGTGGCATGAGTTTTCCGAGGACCAGCCACTCCCTGACGCGGCACCCGCAGCGGCGGCAATCATCGCGATTCCACCTCCACCCCCACTTCCAGCGAACGAGGACCTCGCAGAGATTTACAGAATGAACCTTGCTGAGGAGAATAATGAACATTTCATTTACAACAACATATACCAAGAAGAAGGACCTCAACGGAACATCATACACTACATGTACAACGACAGCGACAGCGACGACGACAGCGACGACAGCGACGACAGCGACGACGACGAGTACCTCGAAGCACAAGGATGAGACAACAACAAACACCCCATGTGGGGTGGGAAATAATATACAATAGGTAAGGTTGTATATTATTTTTATTCTGTGATTCCATGATTCCATGATTCCATGATTCCATGATTCCATGATTCCATGATTCCATGATTTCATTCCATTTCATTTCATTCCATTTCATTACATTCCAAACTGGCTAAAATCAGCCATCACTGGACGTGGCGCATTAATATCCTCTGATCTAGAATAATTTGGCACCTTCTTACATTCGAATGCGGGTTCAGGGCATCTCGCACAAGCGGGACAAGGCGGGCATTTATGTCCATCGCCTCCCGCGCCTGATGCTCCGGCACCACCACTTGCGCTTGCTTGGTCATTACCAGTAACGCTGTTCATACCGGAAATGCCCGCGGGAGCATTGAACGGAAAGGTACTGGGAGTTAAAGCACTAACGGGCGCGCCGAGAGATGACGCGCTAATTCCTCCATTGATGGAGGGGTCGTATTTCGGAGTCGGCGGTAATTTCGTATTGGACGCGAGGTCTTTCGTGGCGACAGGTTTCAGCGGGTCAGGAATATCGGACGACCTAGTAGTAGTAAATCCATCACGAATATAGTTGCCTAAACTGGATGCTAGAATCAACGAGACGAGTAAAATAATAAATAGATGAACTTTGGTGAGTTGCATTATATTACATTATATACATAAAAGAATTCAAATAAAGAATTGAATGAATATATTGTAAATAAAGGAAATATATCATTCATTCGCGCACGATGGAACAACAACAAGAACAACTACAAGAACAAGAAATGAAACATGAAGGAGTTATTCTCACAAAGAAACCGAGACAACCGCGAAGTGCGCCTACAATTCTCTCGACATCCTATAATGCGGCTACTGACGCTGCGGCGGCGACGGCGACACACAAATACGAAGTCGGGGTGGATGAAGCGGGACGCGGGCCGTTATTTGGACGCGTTTATACCGGCGCGGTAATACTCCCTCCAGCGTCGTCGTCGTCGTCGTCGTCGTCAGGGTTCGACTTTTCGCTTCTAAAAGACAGCAAGAAGTTCCATTCTGAAAAGAAAATCCGAGAGGTGAGCGACTATATCAAAGAACATGCCGTCGCATGGGCGATTTCATATGAGGAAGCTGATGTGATCGATACACTGAATATCCGACGTGCGACGCTCCAATGTATGCGGAATTCGATAAAAACGGTTATAAAAAAACACACCGCAGCGCCAGTGACCGACGACTACCTCCTTCTCATCGACGGCAACGATTTCATCCCGCTCGGAAATTATAACCAAGAAAAAGGCGAAATAGACACATATACACATGTATGCGTGGAAGGCGGGGATAATACATACGCGTGTATTGCTGCGGCATCCATCCTCGCAAAAGTCGCTCGTGACGACTATATTGAACAATTATGCGACCAACATCCGGTGCTGGATGAAATGTATTCGTTACGGGGAAATAAGGGGTATGGTGCGAAGAAACATCTGGATGGAATACGCGAGCATGGGATTACGCAGTGGCACAGGAGGTCGTATGGAATCTGTAAGCAGTTCGTGTAACGAACTGTTATCCACGGGAGTGGGTAAGTCCTTTGCGTAGCAAAGGACGATTCGCGATAGCGAATAAGCAGTTCGTGTAGTAGTGTATTCAAAACTCATCCGCCCCGTAACCGAAAAACCCCCGTTTCGAAGAAGATGTATCTGCTTTTGTAAGTTCATTTATTTTATTTTTCAGGATATTATTCTCGATTTTGATGGTTCGCATTTCTTCGTCCATTTCCACGAGTTTGACCTTGAATTCATCGGTCAACTTCTGTAGATTCAGTAACATTTCCAAAGTTGTTTTTTGGATATGAGCCGCCGCAATAAGACTGGGCTTTGCAACACCAATCGAGATACTTGACATTTGAACTTGCGCGAATGATGTATTCCAGTGTCATTCGACATTGAGATTCAATTTTATTATTACAATAATTATGTATACATAATATATAAATACACACATAGTTATGGTCTGCGCTATTTCTTGCGCAATCGCGTTTATTTTTATCGTAGCAAATGTCTATTGTTGCACTATGGGCAATCGGTCCGATGTGATTCAGGAATTCGTAGCGAAACTATCGCCTGAAAAACAACAAAGGTATGCCGCTATCACGAGAGAACGCCAAGGTATTTATTTTATGGGGCTGTTTCTCGGTTTTATTCTGGCGATGATCCTGCTAGTTTGCTGCCGCAAGTATTTCTTGGGCGGCGGCAGTGGAGGGCGAGGTGGCGTCCTTTGTATGGTCGCGGCCGTCTCATTTAGCGTGAATTACTTCTACTATATTCTCTCACCGAAGAGTGATTGGATGGTGCTTCATTTGAAGTCGGGTGAAGAAACGCAGGCATGGTTGAAAGTATATCGCACGATGCAGTTTAACTATCACATCGGGCTCGTGCTGGGTATTCTCGCAGTTGTCGCATTCGGGAATGCGTTGTGCTCGTAAGAAACCGTCTCGGCTCTACTTAGGATAGGATATAAAGTAATAATAAACAGGTATAGTATAACCACTCTTTGAAATGAACACCCCCCTCTCTTTTTCCGCCGACGCGCCTCACCAGAAGAGCTGGTTGACCAAGAAAGCCTTTCCTGCTGTAATGAAGGCTCTCCCTGTCGCAAACAGAATTCTTCCTGTCGCTGCCACGTTTGTTCCGGCTCTCCGTCCGGTCGCCGCTGTTGTTGGCACTATCAGCTCTCTGCGCAGGTAATTACCGTTCCGCGCATAACCAGTGCGAACGACGCGATCCCGCGATAAAATTGATATACAAAATTCAAATATAAAGAAATTGTAGTGTTTCTTTATATTATCATACAACAACGACATTCCGACCGACCCCATGCGTGTTCTCATCTTCGATACCGAGACAACCGGACTTCCCCCCAAAAATACCCCGACGAATCAAGCCGCCAAATGGCCTCACATCATCCAATTGAGTTGGGTGATTTACAATGACGAAACCAAGGAGGTCGAAGAAGAAAAAGACAATATTATATCTTTAGGAACACACATTCCGATTTCACCCGAGTCCACAGCGATTCACGGAATAACAAGCGAAATATCTCGCACCAAGGGTGTTGCGATACAGGTTGCGCTGTTTGATTTCAAGCTTGCGGCCAATCGGTGCGGTAAAATCGTCGCACACAATATCGAATTCGACAAGAATATGATTCAGGTCGAGTTTTACCGCGAAAGGATGTTTACCAATATTTTCCCGAAGCAGGAATATTGTACGATGAAGCAAGGGACGCCCATTTGTAAATTGGTCAAGGTGTGGGATGATGGGACGATTTCGTTCAAATACCCGAAGTTGGTAGAGCTGTATTACGCGCTTTTCGGCGCCGACGCACCAGCTCCGGAGGGGCTCCACAACGCGAAGGTGGATGTGGAATTATGCCTGAAGTGTTACGTGAAGATGACGACTGCGCCTACGACGCCTACAGCTACATGAACGGCTATTGCTGAGTTCATATATTTTTTTCAAAATCGGTGTTGTAAATTACAAAGGGTGTAGTAATTGTTTAACGACGCTCGCCGGAACGGTCCCTGTAACGGCGCTCGGGAGAACGACGTCTGGCATAATCAACCGCCTTCAGCAAGTTGATCTCGTTGGTTGCGACAGCCAAAGCATCACGAACGCGATTGCCGTCTAATATGCGAACAGTATCATCAAGCTTGGTATAAACGTGTCCAACCTTCTCTTTAAGCTCGCAGCAGCATTCGGCCATCTGCGTCTGGAGAGTTTGAGTATTCTTCAATGCTTCATACTTGTTATCGGCAGAAGATGCCGCCATCTGAGCACTTAATCTCTCGGTGTTCTTCAGGGCTTCCATCTTGGTATCGCAGCAGCACTCGGCGATCTGTGCGGCAAGCGTTTCCTTATTTTTCAAGGCCTCATACTTTGATTCGGCCATTTGGGCGGCCAAAACCTCCTTCATTTTATAGGACTCGAGCAGAGTTTTCTGATTCTCAAGCAATAATGAAGAGTACTGGGCTGCAGAAGAACTCAGGATTCCAGCAGAGTGCTGATTAATTAAGCCCTTGACTTCATGTCCGTTATTGTTGGTTGCCAACAAACCAGCAATACTAGCAGCAGAGACTGAATTTAAAATATCAGACGTTCCACGATTGTATTGCGCAATACCATCACGGGCGAGATCGGCCATCGTTTGTCTGTCGGCAGAACCGGTTATCGCCATCGTGTAACGGGCTTCACCGGCATTTTTTTCAACTGCTGCGGCAATATCACGAGCGGATAAAGCGGCGGCGGCGGCGCCAGTAGAAACTCCCATTACAATTTCGTTCGTGTTGCGGTTTGACTGTGAGATAATATCGCGAGACAAATCATTAGATGCTTGGCGGTCGGTAGCACTAAGAACCGCATTACTATACCTGGCTTCGCCAGAGGTGCGTTCAATAGCCTGTAAGATGTCGCGGCCTCGGTCGGCGCTGGATTGCTCCATAGTAGTCAAGGTCGAATTTACCGCAAGACCCGTTCGGTCAACTGCGTCTTTGGTTGAGCTGGCAGATCCGCTAACCAGATCGCGCACACCGGAGTTGGTTGAAAAGATTATGTCTTTCACAGCACTAACGCCATTGGAGACATTTTGTCCGACACCTTGAACCGTCTGAGTAAGATTTCGGTCGAGCTGTCCTAGGTCGTGTGTAAGATTCCGAGCCGACTCGGTTACATTCTGATTGATTGTGGAGTCAAGAATAAAATTCTGTAAGTTGTTGTCGTTGCCGCCATATCCGGAACCGTATCCATGGCCGTGATGACCATAGTGGAGATGATCCAAACCGAGAGAACCCATAGGGTAACCGGGATAGACGCCAGGGTAGGCGTAGGCAGGCATGGGAGCGGGGGTAGGCGTAGTCATGAAGGCGTGTTATAACATATCCGGATATTTTAATTTTAAAAATTCGCGAATTTCTGGAAAAATACGTAATTTTTCCTAAATATTTCCGAAATTCCACAAAAATGAACGAAAAAGACGAAAAGAACGAAAAACCTTCAATAAATTTTGACGTTTTTTCCTAAATATGATCGAATTTCGGAAAATAAACGAACATCCTTCAATCATTCATTCAATCATTCAATCATTCAATCATTCATTCATTCAATCATTCATTCATTCAATAATTCAAATAATTCATTCATTCATTATCGTATTTTCCTAAATATGATCGAATTTCGCAAAATAAACGAACACCTTTCATTAAATTTTGATGTATTTAGGAAAAATGTCCTAAATTTAGGAAAAAATGTGCTAAATTTAATCAAATAATCAAAATAATCAAATAATAATAATTGTGTATTATAAATGAAGTCAGTTGCTTATATAATTGGTTATCGCTGGACGTGTGACGATGATCGTCGATTATTAAATTTAAAAATAATAATTGACTGGTTATTAGGTCTTAAATTAAAATTAAAAGACCACAATATCAATCTTATTATAATAATTGTTGAACAACATGTAATTCCAAGGTTTCATATTGAACATTGCGTTTTC